TAGCTACCTCCTCAGGCAGCAGTGCGGGCATAGGTGTCCACTGAGGAGGTAGCTCGGGCGGCAGCGACGGCTCTGCGGGGGTAGTACGCGACAACGGTAAATACTCCAAAGGTACTCCTGGGTGTACTCCTGGAGCATATCCTGGATACTGTGTGGGTTGAGGAGGTTCGTATCGAGGGGGGTACTCTGGAATTACCCCTGGAGTCGCATACTCAAAAGCCGGCGCTTCTGTCTGCTCTTCTACTGGAGGTTCTTCTACTGAGGGTTCTTCTTGTTCAAACCCTGGATATTGTTCTTCTGGAATAGGTTGAAACCCGTCTTCATCCTGTCCTGTTCTATACAGGTAAGGAAATATTTCATGGGCATAAACGGGAGTATACAGAGAAGTATCGTAGGGGATAGGATAGAGTAGACGTACTGCACATAAGGGCCTAGCACCTATTCTTAAAGGTAGAGGGCGTATCTTTTGTGCATAGATAATCATTACTCTATGTCCTTAGGAGGCTCTCCATATTGAAGATAATGACGCAGAGTGTTTGAATGATACCGTTCATCTGCAGCCATATGTTGAAATATCTCCTGGAGATCAGGATCATCCGTCTCTTCTGCCCAAGCAGTATATTCTTGAACAGCTTTTTCTTCATCCGCTAAAGCAGCTTTTATGTGCATCATATCAGTAGGGTCAACAGCTCCGTGTATAAAAATAAGAGGACGAGACTTGGTCATACCTACACCTCAAAATCTTCTAGTGCGTGCTGAATAGCTCCTACTACACCATAACCTTAATCAGAGGATAATGAATTATCTTCCAACCATTTTCTAACAGTAGTGACAGTAACATTATCCGCAGGAAAATAATCCCAAGCAGCTATAACAGTACTGTCCGTGTATATAGGAAGAAGATCTTTTATTGCACTTGGATTTTCTTGAAGTATTTCTCTAGGGAGTAGTTCATAGGCCTCAGCAATATCTTCTGAAACTAATAGTGCTAATTCCTCTGAAGTCTCTGTTAAAGGAGAGGTAAACATGTTGTCTAACTCAGCGGCAAACTCATTTAACGAGTTATCTTCAACACCAAGATCTTGTAACACGTTGATAAGACCTGAGATCAACGTATAGGCTTCTTCCACAGTAAAACGCTCACCTACTAACCAATCAGATACATTATCCAAAGAAGGATCTTCCATAGGAAAAAAGTCCCACGCGTTCACTACATCAGGACTTTGCTTTGCTTTTATTACCTCACTCACCGCAGACATATTACCTTCGTATTCTGCCTGTAGAGCATCTACTACTTTGGAGTAACTTGAAACTATTTCTGAAGCAAAGTTTGTGATTTCTTCTTCAGTAACTTCAGGAGTACCAATGATTCTCATATCTGAGTCTAACAGGTGGTCATCGGTGTCTGAAATGTCTTCTTGGATAGTAGCAAGTCCCTTGTCTAGAATTTGAGCCCCTACATTATTTACTCTATTCTGTAAGTCTTGAGCTATCCTGGCAGCTTCGGAAGGATTTTGCTCTTGCATATCTTCTGTATAAACAGCATTCAAAAGATCCCGTAAGGACTGAGGTTGCACATTATGCAGAAGTAGCATGGTTTCAGCGTCAGCATAATCCCAACCAGCCTGTCTGAGAGCATTAGTATAGGAAGCTATATCCATAGACCTACCTTGAGTAGCCTCTTCTAAAACTCTTTCAACATCTGCCAGAAACACTGGATGGATAGGAGAATCGGAGATAAGTAGCTCTTCGGGCATATCTACAGGACTAACCAAACCTGCAGGTTCTTCTTCAGATCGCTCTTCCAATAAAGTTTCTAAATCTTGCAAGGTCTCTTCGATGTCGCTAAGAAGTTTGTCATCTTCCCCTGCAGCTGTCAAATATGTCCAATGATGTAGAAGAGCATTACGTATCAAAGAAAGATCGGGTTGTATAACTCCTGTATATATTTGCCCTCTAGTTCGAGAGCAAAGACGAGCTAAATGATCTTTGGCCTTCTTGTCATCTCTATCACTAAGAGTGACTAGTAGATTATCCACTGTTTGAAAAAGCGTACTAACCTCAGAACGTTCTTGAATATCCACCAATCCTAGCTCTGTGGCAAAAGCAGATACTAAGGCGCCCATAGTCTTAGGAGATGTTTCTAGTGCTCTCTTAAATGCTATTTCTTCTGTCGACTCAACGGTGATGGGTATTTCTTTAGGAATACGTAGAGGCTCCTTACTTCTAGGATGAGAGTCAATTAGAGTACCTAAAAGATCTCCATCTAGTTCTTCTAAAGTAGTATCTAAAGCTTGCTGTAAAGGTGATAGTTCCTCAACAGCTGCTTGAGAAGTAGTAGGAGCAGGAGTGGGTAGCTTAGGCAAGATATCTTTTTGTTGTAGTTGGCGCTTGAACCTCTTCCAATTATATTGGAGTTTGTCTAACTGTTCCTCACCTAGTTCTTCACCCAAAAAGCGCCAAGCAGCTCGAGCGCCGAATCTTTCGGCAACAGTGGCTGCCTCCTGTACTCGACTACGTTCTTCGGGAGACAGTTCTGCTATAATACTCTCGAGCCACTCATGCAATTTTGGAGGGGTCGTAGCGGCTTCTCGAAGAACCCTCCTCATACGAAAGGGTTATCCGAGAACTCCTGATCGGCCTCACGAAGAGCTTGCACCAACAGTTTGGCAGATACACCTTTAGCACCCAGATCTCGAATGGCTTGGGCGGCTGCAGGACTAAGGTGTTCTACAACCTCTACTCCTACAAATTCGGCGTCTTGTCCATCAGATTCTTTACCTTGCATAGTTTCAGGAACAACAACCCCACCAAGGGGTACTTCTACACCATAGTCCATAAGAGCCCCTGCTAGAGAAAGTAGATCGCCTAGTTCAGTAACACCATTCATACGACAGAACTGAGCAAAGGCTTGACTTGGTTGAATGTCTTCTTGACCTGCCAAAAGAACATGAGCTACTACCTCACGCACTTCGGGAGTTTCCAGTTCAAACGCTTTAGGATCGATATCGTAGGTCTCAGGCTGGAACATTGCAAGGGTCTGAGAGGCTCGTACAGGAATACCAATCTTTGCATGATAGTTGGCCACATCAACTCTGCTAGTAGTAGTGCTCACATCATCCTCCTCAGGAAGTGTTTCTCGGGAAAGGGTAGGTTTCTTACTGCCCTTTCTCTCTTGTTCAAACTCTTCAGGCTCGGCAATCTTATCAAGTGCAATATCTAACTTATCTAGATCCATACCCAAGGCACGCATTCGATCTAGTCCAGCAGCAGCAAGCAATTCGACTTCGGACATTCCAGCTCTGTCAGCGTGCCACTTAATAACCTCTTCGGGAGTGCTTCCTTCTTTCGACTCATCGTGAGTAGGTGTGTGCTCCCCAGCAGCTGTAGTCCGCTTAGCACCCCTAGGAGCCCCATCCCAATTGCTAGGCTCTCTGATGACTTCAGTGATTTGTACATCGCCACCAAAATCTCTACCTGTATCTACAGCAAGATCACCGCTGTCTGGATTATCTTCATTTCGATACTCACCTAAGTCGCCACCATCTTGAGCAGGAGCAGCCGCGCGAAGATCGTTGATTTCTGAATCGGTTACGATAGCAACTTTACCGCTAGGAAAGATGACTTTAGATTCACTAGAATCAGGATAGGTCTCTAAGACTACTACTTCCTCATTACCTATCTCTCCTCGCATGCCTGCCCGAATAGCACTGCGACGATGCATACTAGCAGCTTTTCTAATGGTTACCTGATCTTTGCCATACATCATTCTAGCAACTCTGGTAGCTTGTGCTACACTGGACCAGCCATCATCTCGATCACCTTCATAAGAGGTACCATCAGGTCCGGTCTCAACTATTACAATACTTGCCGTACCATCAGGATGCTCTAGAACAACCGGTTCTTGTAATGTATCGGGCTCATCCAGGGCTCCAACTTGCAGCCAATCGGGAATCACTTCCCCTTTAAGATTAAAGACTTGTTCCTCAGCCATTGTATTCTCCTTCTTAAAATGCTCTGTAATCTCGGGGAATGTCCCAAGAGCGAGTTACTTTAGGTGCCCTACGACGAACAAAAGGTTCTGCATCTTCAGGTACTCGCATAGCTGCACGAAGACCTTCTATACTGAAAGGATATTGTTTCATCTGGGCATCCACTACTCGGCTCGGAGGATATATATTACCCTCGCGAACTTCCAACGGAATACTCAGTCTACTACGACGTAGCGGAAAGGACTCATAAGAATGATACATACCTGCGTTGCCTAAAGGAAAAACTTCAGCAGTAAATGTTATACTACCAGTGACAAGTACTCCGTCACGTACATCATCAGAATCGATTCGCTCCAGATCTATCTGACGAAATCCAAAAGCGTTCTGGAGAGTACTAATGTTCTCCTTGAATACACTGGAGGCCTGGTCTATTAGAGAGGATTTTCTAAGAGGAAGGCGCTCCTGAGAAGACCAAGAAGTAGGATTAAACATAGAGTCTACAGCTTCAGACATTTCATCTTCGGCAAAATACTCTAGAGGTCTAGGCAATGAAGCCAGCTCATCCAACCATTTATCTTGGCGTTCATCTTCAGATCTAAGATCTATACCTATGCCTGTTTGTGCCGATACCCTAGATCCGCCTATAGGATCGTAACAGTAATCAGCCACAGTGTTTTCATCAAACAGCATTAGCGGCCTCCAAATTCTTAGAAGAAACGGATTGTAATACGTTCAATCTAGCTTTTGCTAAGTCTGTAATCTCTAAAGGTAATCTAGTATCACGAATTACCTTACCTAAGAAATCCTTATTACCGGAAGCAGCCACTAATATCTGCTTATCTCTGCCAGAAGATTGTAGAAACTTAGTCCAAGATATATCTTTAGTAAAAAAGGCTTTACGAATAAAGTCACCGTTTGGCACTGCTGCAGGTGAAAATGGAGAAGTGTACAAGTGTTTTTCGGTTACGTTCGCAGGTACTAGCGCTTGTTTTTTTATTAACTGTCTTACTTCCCAAGGATAATTAGCATCGGGAAAATAAGTATGAATGTCAAACACTTCGCCTGGCGCCAGTCTCAAATTGTTTGCTGCAGGTATAAGTAATACGCCACCTACATTATTACGAAACATTTGCATTACTCACTACTCCTTAACAAGCCATTTCAGAGGGCGGGCACTAAACTTAGGCTTAGGAGGTCTCTGTCCTTCGTTATAATCTGGATGCTCTACCTCTCTCTCAGCGCCTTCCATACGCTCTCTAACTTGCATTAACTCGTCAGGCTTGTCTTCTCCAAAGAATGCTTTATCTTGAGGGTCTCGATCAATCATAGAAAAGTTATCAGGAACTCCTGAAGGATCAGTAGACACCCTATGAGCCTCTTTCAATCTGCGTTCTTCCAGGGGAGTAGGTCCTGTAGTAAACACTTGTATTCTACTATCTGGATAGTCTTGTTCACGAGTAACAAAGCCTTCAGGTTGTTCAACCCAATCTTCAGGAGATACTCCTTTATCTTGTAGAAAAGCACCAAAACCGCTCATGGCACTAGGAGATACTTCTACATCACCTACCCAAGAAGCAAACTCTTCTTCTTGAGGAGGGGCCACCACCTCTTCATGGTCCTGTCCTGCCACCCTAACTGTCTTACGCAAGGGAGGGCGTCCGGTACTACGATCGAAGATTTTTGTATTGGTCTGTTGACCAACCGGACGTTCTGTTGTAAATGGATCCTGTCTCATTAGTATACTACTCCTTCCAACATATCATCTAGCTGGCGTATAGCATCTTCGGAATTACGTAATACCTCTAGAACCAAATTCGCCTGCTGTTGTTGCTGATTTATTAAACCTTCCAGCTGGTTTAGTAGACTTGCTATGTTACTAGCGGTGGAGGATAATAACTCAAGGCTTCTATCCTCTCCAGGTAAATCATACGAAGGTCTGATCTCTGTACTTATATAATAATGCAATGTACGAAGTTTATCACAGAAATTTGAAAGGGTCCGAACACCATCTTGCAAATAAAGTTGATGGGTATGTAAACCTCCTGTCATAAACTCATTAAGAAGTTTTGCCTCAGCCAAATCTTCTAGAGATTGCTGCATTACTACCTCCTCGAGCTGCATTAGACTTGGTCAATGAAACCCCTCGTATAGACCTGGTCTTGTTGCGCTGGGAAGAATCTGCAGTGCCTGAAGGAGAAGAATTACCATAATTAAAAGGCAGATTCTGTACAAAAGAATTACTGCCTCCTCCCGTAGGCGATCTATGATTAAACCCTGCTCCAGCTCTTACTAACAGCCCTGGCTGCTTTAGTCGTTTGATGATATCTGCTTTATTGTGGTTTAGAACTCTATGAATCCCTGCTAAACAATCTGCTAGGTCTTTACTACCTTTAACTGGATGATCAACACGCTGACCATCATCTTCTAAATTAGTAAGTTCATCCCATAATAACGTAGACTGTAGAAGATCTACATAACCAGCAGACAGAGAGCGTCTTAAATTATTATAATCATACCTATCTATATTGTGCTGTTCTGTGGGTATACCTCTACGCTTCAAGGATTCTACTAAACGTGCAGAGTTCCAAAAGTCCATGCTAACATAAACCACTCTAAGCTCTTGACATATTTCCAAAACGATACGTTCTACATTGTGAGTACTTACAGGAGTTTCAGGTTCAGGCTTCCAGACTATATGAGCATCTTCTATTACTTTCAAAATAGATTCTTCTTGTGATACAAACTCACCAGTAACGGCGTCTACTCTAGGTGTACCGTCGGCATCCAAAACATTCACCTGTACCATAGTAGGTTCCCCGTGACCTATCATGAGTGCAGCAGAGTCCTGTTTTAGACCTAAATCTATATGAATGACAAAAGGAAGACGTCTGTTGGGAATGGAAATATCCCATGAAACAATCTCTTTTCCTATACCACGATAAAGAGAAACGCCCGCTTCATTATCTGGATTGTCTTGTACAATAATGGTTTGGGTTTCAAATATGGGATGTCTCGGTCCCATTATATGACCCAAGGTAGTAAGATCAGACAACCACCGATGCTTGGACCGTAAAACAATAGTACCATATTTAGCCAAAGCTTCATAAGGATCTGAATCAAACTCCGGCTTAAACATAACAGGCACATTATCAAACTTTACATGTTTACCTTCCAGTACTCTATCGAAAGTAAAAGTACCTCCAGTAAACCTATTAGTAGGAGCTACCTCCCATGTAGGGTGCCTAGAACCATACATAGTAGGATTAGGGCCGCCTAGATTACCGCATTTGTTTAGTTGTATAGTGGTAAAATCGATGTCATCAGGATATCTCGGAAAGCTTAACAAGAAGCCTTTCCAAGCGTTTCCAAATCTAGAAGTAGCGGAAGATCTGAGAAGATTAAGTACATCAGGACCGTTAGCTCTTTTGCCATCGGAAGTGAACGCACTATTATGTACTATTATTCCATCGGCTACATAGTTGTGATTACCCTCAACCTCAATGTCATACACAAAACCTTCGTAGTCGAACTGCTCTATAGATACTATCTCGATAGCTTCAGGCTCTCCACTATCATCAATGGGTAAGGCCTTCGCCAGTTGTGTGCATTTGTATTGCATACACTCAGGTACATTCTGATCAGAAGATAGCCTTTGGTGTTTGGTATAAAGCTTATCACCTACTCTGAGTTCGTCTGCTCTTACTTCATCTCGTTTGTCATCTACAAAAATGTGATGATTACAAGTACACTCTAATGACCTGCCATTAGCCAAGTGTATCCTGAAAAGCTTCTCTTTCTTTGGATACTTAAACCAATTCACTACAGGTCTGTACTCAAAGGCTTGAGTATTCCAATTATAGGAAAGTACATGGACTGGCTTTTTCTCCTCAACTATTGTAGATATACATTGAGTAGATGCCTCCAAGGTACTAATCTTAGTCTTCGGGGCCAAGCAACTTTCGTCCATAATGAAGAAGACCACGTTATAGCCTTCGTAGGACTGATGAGCACTATGCAAAGAAAAGGCCCTGACACCTTTGGGAAAGATGCAGGAACGAGCGCCTAGGTTGATTTGACCTTTGCTAGTATTTTTTCTACGGTCTAGTAGTCTGCCTGAAACTGAAAGGTCAAAATTATCGCGAAACCAGCTACAACGTTTGATACGCTCAGAAAAGTAAGTGAAGTAGATATTCTCAGCTTGTTGTCCTACAGGAGCTACATTAAGAATATCTAAAGTAGAGCCAGGACCTAGACGAAAATACTCAGCAGGTTCGTACATACACAAAAACACATAAGAGAGGTAGGCTTGAACTAAACTGGCTATAGTATCCTTTCCTCCACCCTTACCATATTCTAGCACTCCTATTTGATAAGGAGAGCACTTATCCTGAGAGTATATATGTTTAGGGTCTTCTCCTAAAACGGCCAATACATCAGTAAGTTGTATAGGAGTAAGAGGAGGGTGATGACAAAAATCACTAGAAGTAACGAAGTCCTCAAAAGATACAGGTTCCTCCGACCAGAAAGATTTATCAGGATCTGTAAGCCTATCAAATTCTGTTTGTAGCAAGGTCTCTACAGAACCAAAAGGAGAGGAGGGTACCTGAGATTCTGAGAAAGAACTCATGGTTCTTTATCTCCCGATCTAATGATGACCCTTACTAAGGAATCCATCTCTTTGGAAAATTGCTGGAGAAGCTTTCCCTTTTCTATTTCTGCAGGTATATGAGGAAGGAAACATTGTACCACTAACTTAGCCACTTGTTCCAATAGTCTTCGAAGTTTACTCTCGATACCAGTCTCTTCTAAAATCTCGCCTATACTCTCAGCTAAGTCCTTTTTTAGGTTGTACAACTTAACAAGAGCTTGTTCCATTTGTGCGCTTTGTTTAGCATCAGGTAACCCTTTAATACGAATAATGCGACTCTCTGCATCGGATAGAAGATCGGTCAATTGAGATAACAAATTAAACTGTTCGCTCTGGGCCACCACACTGTCACTGCTTACACGTTCTAGATGAGTTATTCGGGCAACTTGAGGTTTGTACTGTTCATAGAATTTACCCTGAAAGGCGTATAGTTCCTGAACATCTACATCAAAACCAAAAGTATCTCTAAGTTCTACGGCTATATCCAATAAACTCTTACCCTGCAATAACATACGAGATACTTCAAACTTGTAGGGACTAGAGTCTATAAGCCTGCCTAATTCAAGAGCCTCGGAAAGTTCTAAATCATTATTTGTGGCTGGTAAGCTGTTCAAAGGCGTAACCATTGACAATGTCCATAAAGTCCTCAAAGGACTGGCCAGGCGTACTATCTATAGGAGGAACATCTCCTTCTGCATGAAAAGTAGCACCAGTACGCGTTATACAAATATTTACGGAAGGTCTGCCCGAAGCTTTACGAGTAAGAGCCGCACTGCGCATGATAAAACTACCCGTAGGAGTTTGTATTCTTTGCCAATCAGAATGTCCTACCTTTTTTTCTTCTGCTTCTATTACCTGATCTTCATCCTCAGGTAAGTCTTTGTAATGATCTGATAACATTTAAGACTCCTTTGCTAATATATACGATGCAAACAAGATATAAAAAATGTTACATTGTATATATTATACCAGGCTTTCCATACTTTTTCACCTGATTTATATAAAGATAGTTGACCAGTCGGTGGGGAACATTCTAGGTAGAGACCGATGATTATTCCATAGTAGATGTAGTATGCTGTGGGAGCTATTTAAGGAAGGACCAAAATCATACACTATTCGATGACTGCCAGGTGAATGTTCCGACACGTATATATCTATACACTCTAGCATAGTTAACAGAACATTCACCTTGTTGTGCATAAAATCAGTAGGAGAGAGATGCTTACGAGGCACCCAAAGAGAGTGATGATCCACATCTGGATCAGGTATAGTAAAAGATATAAAAGAATCCCTGCTGTATATCCTGCGATTACTGCATACCAAATTAACATTAACACATAAGGCACACTCGTAAGGCATATAATCTCCTATATACGAAACTTACTATCACCAGGAAGTACTAGATTACCTAAGCTGACCAAACCTTTAGATAATCTTCTCTTAATAGCATCTCTTGCTGTTGCAGCTATTTCCATAGCGGCTTCTGCATCTTCCTTATCCATAATACCCTTCTTTAGTTTCTCCGGAATATCTTCATCAATACGCCACTGCAAAGTTTGAACACTCTGGCCTAGAAAATCAGTGAAGTTATAAGAATCATTTTCTCCCCCAGGAAACTGTTCTTTGAATTGAATACGCATTTCATCAATAATAGACTCACCAATATCATCAATAGACTTATCAGCCAGAGCCTTTGCTTGTTCATAACTTTCATGTCTATCAAGAAGATGAGGGTACATACGTCGATTTTTTTCTGCATTAGGTAAAAGTTCACGCTTGGCCGACTTACTACTGGACACTCTTCTACGACGAGGTCGTCTAGCCTTTGCTCTTCTAGCCATCTACTTCCTCCACCCTACTAGTATCGTTATGTTTGGTTACACGAAAAACTCTATGGGCAAACTGTGTCATCTCAGGTGAATGAGTTACTAATATAATCTGTCTGCCTGAGGTTTCTGCATACTGTCTCAAAAACATAGCAGTTCTAGATAAATATCCTCTACTTAAATGCTTAAATGATTCGTCCAGTATAAGAGAACCTCCTACCTTAAACAGTTCTAACATTACTAGACGTAAACAAAAGCTAATAACGTCTACAGTACCTCCTCCTAACGACTCTTTGGGATCCATTGCTTCTCCATCCACCACTAACTCAAAAGAAGCTTCAGGTAACGTTTTAGTATCTTTCAATACTACTCTAAACTCATCATCAGTTTCAAATATGAATCTGATCCCTTCGCTTACTAAACGAGCAAAATCTTCAGTAGCTCTCGTCTTAACCGTAGAGGATACGACACGGATCACTTCCGCTTGCTGATCTAAAGAGGTAGAAATAACTTCCTCTTTGGTTAGAGTATCTTTTAGTTGAGAGTATCTTTCATCCAATGACTTCTTATGACCTACCGCTTCACTAACTCTAGAGGAAAGATTTTTGTAGCGAGCTAAGACCTGTGCTACTTGGCTCATAAGAACTCTCCTTCTTAATAGCTACAGATCTAGCAAAGCCTATGGCTCTTTCTTTAGCTTCGTCTAGGTTAGTCAATATAACAGTTTCACCCTCAGCTATGGGATCGAAATACTCAGAGCCGGCATCTCCTGAATCAACTTCATCTCCTACGCCAAAGCCATACAAAGCTCTATGAGACCAACCATACCACTTATTATCTTGAGGCGAAAATCCAATGGAGCAGATATTACTATCTTCCGAAATGGGCTCGGGTTGTATACCACGTTTAGCTAAAGCTTTGGCATCTTCAGGAGTTCCTATATAATAACCATCAGGTACAGTATAAGCCACTTCCATTTCCAAAGCGCCATCGCCACCAAATTCTGAATCATCTACAAGTTCAGTATGCACTTCATAGGTTCCATAGTTAACCACTTTTACTACATCTAAAACAGTTAGAGGATTATCGCCTCGTCTAGGAACAACGCTGGGCTTATCTAATTTTTTACCTCTAGCTTCCGCTAGCATTGATTTCCCTTTCCGCCGCTGTAAGAATCTGATCAGCCTTTATTAAGTCAGAGGAGAGTTGTGTTTCTAATTCTTCGATTTTAGCAGCTAGACTGTCGGGAGTTACTTCTGCTTCTGTCATAGTTTGTAACAGAGTAACTTGTTGTGTTTCTATTTGTGCTATCTGACCCTCTACTTGGGCCAACGTACGAGATAGCTGCTGTCTGCGATTAGATAAAGTATTCAATTGAGAAACAACATCGTCGCTGTTCATATCAAACCTTTCTGTGTAAACCTATCTAGTACAGCAGTAGCCACTGAATCACTTAAACCTGCATTGTTTACTGCTGAATGCACTAACGAAGTTAACAAGGCTCTACCACTAAAATCCGTTTGGTCCATCTTTGCTAGAAAAGGGTCTAAGCAAAAATCTGCTATTTCGGTAATGATAGAGCTACCTTCTGCCCTATCTAAAAATACCTCCTCAGCAGGAAGTACTCCAGGTAAAGGTAGGTACGTTACTTCTGGCGTCTCTTCTTTGTTCAAATCTACTAGGGCTACTTGTACAGTTCTAGCGCGCTCCGTCTTGGAATTTTCTGTACGCATTAAAGCTCCTGGATGCACAAATACCACACCGTCTGAGCGCCAATGTATAGGATAACCCGGATGATAATCTGCAGATACTACTACCTTAGCTTTGGTATTAAAGCTTTCAATGGGTAGTTCTTGTCCAAGAAAAGGGAAAGGTAACAACAATTCGTGAACTATCTCCACATCACAATCTAGAAGTGCTTTAGGGTTATCTTGAGCATATCTATGATCCATGAAAGTAAAATCTTCAAAAGGGGTAAGAGAATATACGTCAGTAAATAGGTCCCCTGCGGCTATCAAACCATATTGAGTTCGCCATAGAGTAGACCTATTATACCCATACATATCATGTTGTCCAGGAATAGAGAAAACAGGAATAGGACATTCTTTCAAAAATTTAACAAAGATGCCAGCAGCACTTAAAGCAGGATTAGGAGCATCAAATACATCGCCGCCACATACTATTAAATCTACTCCTAACTCTTGGGCCATAAAACTAACAGAGGATAATTTAGAGGACATAGTATCCAGTAAATCATCTTTTCTTTGTTTCATCTGAGACCTGATATGTAGGTCAGTCATGTATAGAAATTTCATGAATGTCCCTCCTCTAAATGAGCTAGAGCATCCTCACCTAAAGGTTGAGCACACGTAGGACATATACCACCTAAACCTTGAATTACTTTCTGTTGTTCCTTTTTAACATAAGATAGAAGTCTGCCATGTTCAAGAATACTATCCGTTTGCAACTCCATCTCACTCTGAGTTTTTTGCCATTGAATTTGTAAAAGGATCAATGAGGATAACTCTTCTTGTAATTGAGTTGCTGTATCAATATGAATCGAAGAAGTCGTTGTACTGCTTGCTAGAACATCTCGGTCCTTTTGAAGTTGGGATAATGTATTGGCAGCAGTGCGCCAGTTAGCTAGCAGAGCGCGAAGGGAATGGAGCTCTTCTTGTAATTGAGTTGCTGTATCAATATGAATCGAAGAAGTCGTTGTACTGCTTGCTAGAACATCTCGGTCCTTTTGAAGTTGGGATAATGTATTGGCAGCAGTGCGCCAGTTAGTCAAAAGAGTTGTTAATGTAGAATAGCGTTCCCAAATGGTTTCCAAAGATAAGGACGAGTAAAGATTTAATTTGTTGGCTAAAATAGTAACAACTCTTCTACGTTGCTCCAACTGTTCAGTACATCTTTCATACTGATCCTGAAGCTTTTTAAGCTGCTCTATTTGTCTCTGTGTTTCTTCTACCCTAACTAAAATAGTTTCTAGCTTAGCTACTTTTGCTTGTGCTGAAGGTACCCAGGCAAAAGTACTTTGTTGTGCTTCTACTTCTTCTAAATCCTGTAATAGTTTGTCTGTGGTAGTTTTGGATTTTCTACGTTCTGCTCTCACCTCAGATAGTACCTGATCTACTTCAGATACATCACTTAGAGATGTCAGAATTTTTCCTTTTTGAGAATCGGTAATGTTTAACAAAAAAGGGCCATCTAGCTGTCCTGCAAACCCTGCATTATAGATGTCAGACAAAAGTTCAGAGGAGGCTATACCTAAAGTTCTAGTAACTTCTTCAGGCACATGCACTCCAAAGTTTTTATAAACTTCGTCGTCTACAGCATAGCTGTTAACCTTTTTGCCTCGAGTCCTTTTCAAGGTATGCCCAGTATCAGTAATACATTCTACACTAAGCTCTGAAGCACCTTTTCTAACCAGATATAAACCTCTAGGTTGATTATAGAAGAGCAAACGTAAAGCCCTGAGAATGGCTGTCTTACCTGCGTTAGACTCTCCTACAAAAACATTAAAGTGAGGATGCAGTTCCAAAGCTAGCTTGGAGTAGCATTGAAAATTGGAAAGTGCTAGTTGTGTAATCATAAACACACCTTAGGCACTTCCGAAGGTAGATTGATAGCAGTTAATTTAGCTTGCAGGCTATCACATCCTTCCAAAAGTAATATAGCTTCCATTATAACAGAGTATACTTCTTTGACAGTAATAGGATCATCTACATCAACAGATCGTGAATGCAGCAACCTATCCAAAAGTGTGCGGCACTCTTGAGCAGCCAACCTACAATCAAGTGTATTCGAATCCGGTACTTTCTCTTCGAAAACATCATCTGAAGAAGGTACAACTTCTGTTACTATCTGCAAAGGTTCTTTAGTTACTATTTCAGAGTCCCATGAAATAGGTACAACTTCTTCTAGGACTGAATCCATAATACTTCTCCTTACACAGTTTTTACTTTAGAAGATGCAAAAAGAACACTATTATAGATTTCGGCCATACGTGTAGTTGTATTAAAAATGAAACGATCAAGAGGTAAATCAAAGTAGTCTAGAGATCCCGCAATCACTCCTTTAGGAACGCCACTGGAGTGAATATTCAAACCTATGTGAATTAAGCCAGAGATAGGAGAAACGGTAGCTATAGAAACAGATAACTTAGGTAGTTGATATGGATCTCCTCCTGTATTGACCACATCAATAAAAATATCGTCCCCGTTAACTAAAATAGGACCGTAAGGTCTTAGTTCTGTTGCTATGGCGTTTACAAACAAACGCTGGTATAAAACAGTAGGAATTATACCAATACCAAATATTTCAATGATGTAGTGTAACATAAGGTCAGAGGATATAAAAGAGTTATCTTGAATGTCTACTAAATCTACCATATGATCTTCTACATCACAAGGACCCTGAAAGACGGATAAGGCAGTGCCATACAAGGCAGCTTGCTCTGCTATCCACAAAGAACGTAGTTGACTACCATCATAAGGTTGATCATCTAATTCTACTATATGCAGGTTGTTGTGATTTTCTCTTACCACTGTCATGAATTCTTCCCCCTTAAACATAACCAATACTGACGACGTTTAATAATTCTTACAAAAGGCGTCCAGTGATTTCTATAATAAATGCGCTCCAGTACGCATAATAAGCAACCATGCAAATGCCATCTACCTAGGGACGCCCAGATCATCACTATTACTCCGGAGAGCCTTTTTCACCATAGCTCTTAACAGCTTCTTCTCTATCACCAAAAAATTCGTTAATAGCAGCTCGTAATTGTGATCTTTCAGCATTGGCCTTTTCTATATCTTTTGCAGCTTTAGCCACTACTGAATCTTCTTCGGCATCGGCAACCTTGTCCTGCAACATCCACAATCGCACATTGGCAATAGATAACCGATCAATTAGTTCCCCTATAGTAAGATCCATACAATCATCTCCTATGTTAGACATTCCAAAAATGAGACATGATAGTAGCCCATATCTGTTCTTCTTTAGGTAGCCAACTAAGGTCTATTCCTCTTTGCTCTTGCCATTTGTGTATGAGATAAGCGTGAGCCGCTCTATGGTCGTGATGATCATAACGTCTTCGATCATGCAGCATGTGAATGCCCCTAATATCAGTACAACAAACACTTCGTAACTTACCTGTGTGACAAGCTAAAGCAAAGTCTATATCATCGAATGCATATCCAGGCATATCACAATCCCAAAGATCGTGACTCATGGCCAACTCTCTAGACAAAGACATTCCAGTAGTTCCAAAATGAAAAAATACTGGAAGAGGTTCCTCTGAGTTACTCCACAATTCTCCAGGCATATTACCACCTATCTCGCCACCATCAACTGCACCTACTTCGCCAAACTGATCAAAGTGTTGATCAACTTTGGATATAGGTATATTGAGATAAGTCTCGTAAGTATGAGGAGATATCTGAATATTGGGATACACTACAATATCAGAATAGGTATCGTGTACCTTGGCGATCTTTAATAAAGAATCATACCTTAAAAGAATATCCTGATCCAACCAAAGTACTATCTTACCTCTAGCCATGGCAGCACCACATTTACGAGCACTAGATACAGGCCTCTTCACATTACGAAGATGCCTCCATACATAAGTGTAGCCCAACTCGTTTACTACATTCCATGTCAAAGGGGCGTTAGACATAGGAGAGTCATCTATGACGATAACCTCTGTCTCTTCTTGAGGAAAGGTTTGAGCTTGTAGATAATCCAAAGTCAATGTAAGCTCAGCAATTCGATCATATGCAGGTATTACTATAGTGAAATAAGGTTTACCCACAATTATTTTCCTATTCTGAAATCTGTGCTCGCACATGTTGAGACATCTCATTTATCAAAGAAGCGGCCAGATCATCTAGATTCCCTTCTTCTTCTTCTAGATCATAAGTAGCTCCTGCCGCTTTTTTATGACCCCCTCCACCATAACCTTCACAAATAGCAGCTACATCTAAATTCTCTAAAGAGGTTCTGAGAGATAAGGCTAAGCGGTTGTTCAATATCACAGCTATAATAATAAAGTCGTATTCTTGAGCCTTAAACTCTAAAGCTACATCTTGTGAATCGGATACAGTAAAAGCTAGCACGCAGGATGCTTCTCCTACTTCAAAGGGGCGCTGTGTGAGACGTGCCATAGTAACAGAACGACCTATGAAACTCAACCCTCTCTCCCATTGCTCCTTATATTGAAGTAGAACATCTGCTACAAGATCTCCTTTTAGAACAGCGTTAAAGAGATCATAACGCTTGTATTTTGCGAGGATATTGAGCTTTTGGGCATCTTCCGTTAGCTCATTCAGTTCCCCAAAATCTCGCACTTTTGTTACGCACACCCATTGAAATACGCCATCGTCCATCAACAAAGAATTAGAACACATCATATGTACAATCTCAGTAGCACAAACATCAGTACGAACTACACAACGAAAAGGTAGGTCTGTCATACGATCGACACTGGTGCTATGATGGTCTACATAGGTAATTGCCTGATTACCTTTCATGTTTCGTAACTTGTCAATAGAGTCCTCTTCTAAAGAAAGGTCGAGGATGACCACTTCACTAAAGTTTTCTTGATGGATGGCAGTAGCTACTCTATCAGGCAATGTGTCTATATCCACATAAGTGAATGAGGAAAGATGACAATAACAGCCAGGATGGTCTAACTTCCAATTGCGTGCATAAATTCCTGCAGCTACTATACCATCCAAATCTTGATGAGTAAATATATGTAACCTAGGTTTAGCCATTGGTTCGCTCCTTTTGTATAAGATAGTTACTACGTAGATAAATCCTTAGAAGAAGAAGGCAACTTACTTATCTCCTCTCTAGATTGAAAGGGATCGATAGGATTAGGAGGATAGTAGCCCCACTTGTTGTAGAAAGCATTTCTGGCCTGTTGCCACATATCAACAGTGTATCTGTCTGTAGAATGGTGTAAATGAATACCCATGGCATCCATTATATGTACGCAAGGAATCTGAGCGCGCATACACGATGCAGCAAAATCTACATCCTCCACTGCATAACCTGGAAAATGTACATCCCAGAGGTCATATCGCATAAAAGTACTCCTACGCATAGAGCAACCAGGGGCACCAGTAACTTTGTAGGTTACAACAAAATCAGAGGATGTGCCCCAATAAGAAGTATAACCATCACACTTCACATGAGAGAAAAATTGCTCTATATCAGAGGCAGGAGTATTTTGTATATCTCTTATGGTCAAGTTGCTCATAACAATATTAGGCACTACTATACAATCAGATAGGTGGCGGTGTACTTTAGCAACATTGGTTAGAAAGTTCTCACATAATAGAAAGTCCTGATCCAACCAAAGTACTATCTCACCCAAAGCCATAGCAGCACCGCATCCTCTAGCACTAGCCACAGGTCTATCTGAATAACCTGATAAATCCCGATGAACATAAGTAAGACCTGTAATTTCACTACAGTACTCTCGAATGGACTCATATGACATACAAGTACGAGGAGTATCATCTACTACTACAATATCAAAATCCTCAAACGTTTGACGTTGTAGGCAAGCTATAGTGGCTTTAAGCTCCTGAAAACGATCATACGTAGGAAGCACCACAGTTATAAAAGGATGCATGATATCTCATTCCCGGTAAGTAGCTTTGGAAGTAAGAGTTTCTGCTACAGTAACATAGTCTACTGAGATGTCAGGATATGGTAACCACTCTTTAACTATCGTATACAAATGTTGAGCCATGGCTTCTGCCGTAGGATCTTTACCTGAAAAGGTCCACAACCTAAAACCTCCATCAGAATAAGGTGGTGAAGTATTATTGGCAGGTCGCAGTTTCTCTCCCAAGCTCCTCAACAAAGGGAAAAGAGGATCCCGATCATTACAAATAAATGCATGATCCCAATGTAAATCAATCCATTCCCTGATAAAACCCTTCAGATCGGAAAAATCTATTACCATCCCTTGATCATTAAGAGAGGCACTTGAAACAGCTATCCACGCCCTATACGAGTGGCCGTGAGGAGAAGAAGAAGAGGGACAGCTACTACAAGATAGGCGATGCCCTGCTTCCCATGCCATTTCAATTTCTACTCGATGATTACCTTGGTAGCGCATAAGATGTCCTCGCATAATATCCTATCATTCTGAATCTTCCAAAGGAAACACTGAGCTCTTAATAGATTTCTGTAAACTCTGCCACCACTCACCCGATTCAGCTAACCGTTGCAGTAAAGAATTTAGGTTATCGATATTATCCTGTACATCTAAATCTACGCAGGAGGTATCCGTTTCATAAAAACGTATCCTCCTAAGTCCGGGAATATACTGACTCAGTGTAGCAGCTAAATAAGAAGCGATTACCTCTGCAGTGGACTTAACAGCAAAAATAGGATTTTCATCATTAAGAAATGCGTGATCAAAAGCGTCTAGCAGAGGCTTTACCACTTTCTTAATGTCTCCAAAGTCAATAACCATGCCAGTATCAGGATTGATAGGTCCACGCACAGAAAACTCTACTACTGCATTATGCCCGTGATTGGTACTACAAGCACCATCATAATCCAATAAATAGTGGCCGTAGATAAATTTCATACGTTTGGTCACTTCTGCAAACACACAATTACTGTGATCTATCTTGTAACTCATGCTAGGATGAACAAACTCACGAATCAAATCGCAAAAAGAAGAGGTGGCGTCTCCTGAGATAGCTAATCTAGCAATATCTCCTTTATAATTGTGCACCTTAAATGGAATGTCAAATTTAGAGGTTAGTATCTCTGCAGCAGCTGCAACGTCCTCAGGTGCGAAGCTATCAGTACAAAAATAAGCTAGTCTATCATGAGGATAAGTACCATCATCCTGATACCAAATAGCTAAGCCCAAAGGTTCTAACTGTTCTACTAAAGACAGTGGAAGAACTTTTTTGAATGTAGGTGAGGGGTAAAATTCCTTAGCCATATCTCCAAAGAGAAAATGAGAGCAAACAGCTATTTTGTGTTTAACATCGAATCGGGACTTAACTGTGTTGTAACCCATCCACTGTAGAAGTCGAGGACTAAACCTATTCAGAAAACGGCCTTTCCATGCTGCGTAAGGCACTTGATTAAAACAATGTTGCATTTCTAAATAAGTAGAGCCTGTACCTGTAGGAGGATACTTTATAGATTGAGGTTGGAACAAATAAGAATCACCTAGCAGGCCCCCTACTACTACCTGAAACTCCTCAAGGGTAAACTCTTCTGCAATTTCCTTTTGTTTTTCTCTCTTAGTAATATTAGCAGAAATGTTTCTGGCCGAGGAGCTGGCTTGGGCTGATTGGGATAATATCCAACGCCAATCGTCAGACATTAAGGAGTTCTCTCCAAATCTTTCACGATATTTATCTAACGTCCAACCTGGGTGAGCCTTTTGCAGATGAGTGTTGGTAATCTTCTGAAAAGAAGTACCACACAACTGACACTTGATCAAAGAAGGTGTAAAATTAGACATTCAAGATCTCCTATACTCTATTACATTAACCACAAGTAGTGTAAAAACAGTTTCTACACATAGTGCATGTACCACTACGTACTATACTATTATTGTGGCACATAGGACACATCTCACCAATCGCCTGAGCTTCATCTACCTCGACAGATTCTCCTCGACTGTTCAAAAATTCGAGAATAATCTGAGCAATGCCATCGGGTAACGACAAGACTCTGTCTGCGCCAAAGCCTACGGGCTGCGACCCTCCGATACCTAGGAGTTGTGAGGCTATCTCCTCTAGAGTGGCTCCCTTTTTCAAAAGTAGTGAGATCAATCTAGCCATTGCTTCTGTATGGGCTGTTACATCAGTACCGCTCTTTCCTACCGCAAGGAACATCTCAAATGGTCGATTGTATTCAGGGTGGATAGTGATAGTACCATTAAGAGTACCTGCAGGAGATCGTAAAAAGGAAGACCAAGCAGGAATACCTTTAGGACGCTCAACCGTAGTAAGATCTTGTACTAACTTGATCTCAGCATCAGCAGCAGCTACACCACTGCTCAATACTTCAAGACCCCTACTACCATCTCTGTAACAAGTAAAACTTTTACAGCCAAGCTCATCGGCAGCGACTAAAAGCTCTAAGATCTGTTCCACGGTAGTATCGTGAGCGCAATTTATAGTCTTAGATATAGCCTGGTCTACATGTTCCTGTAGAGCTGCTAGCATCTTGAGATGGTCCATAGGAGCTATATCTTTAGCCCCTTTAATAACTGAAACCACTTTAGACCCTACTAGTTTTTCTATATCACCTCTCCAGGTCTTCATGGATTCAGTATCAGAGGGAGGATTGTCCATAAGAGACTGCCACTCTCCTCTGCATCCCCAATAATCATTCTGAACTGCCAGAGTTTCTAGAGCAGGAATTACTGTGTAAGCCTCTTCAGTACGATCAAAGTAGTACTTAGTGAAAACCCAATCGTAATAAGGTTCGCAACCGCTAGACACATCACAAACCATCGCAATAGAACCAGTAGGTGCTATACTAGTACGAGAAGCATTACGTATTGGGATATCTCCAATAACTGGGTTAGGCAAGAATGCAGGAAAGCTACCTCTCTCTTCTGCCAATTGAATAGATGTTTCTCTAGCAGTTTCGTTAATAATCTCTTGAAAAGTAGCAGCTCTTTGTCTCCCTTCCTCAGAATCATAAGGAACACCCTCTGCGATAAGAGCATCGTGCAATCCCATTATACCTAAGCCCAGCTTTCTAGTATCAAATACTGAGTCTCGTACAGAATTATCACCCATATCTTGCAGTGGGTAATAAGAAGTTTGTATAACATTATCTAAGGCTCTGGTCATGGTAGCTGCAGTATCTGATAACTTATGTGTATCCACAGTACCAGAAGATACATGTGCTGCCAGATTGATAGAACCTAAACAACAAGCTTCTCCTGGGTATAATACTGCTTCAGAACAATTGTGTACAACAATACCTCCTGCCACATAAGAATGAGTAGTTTCTTCCTTTATGTCATAAACTCTAGCCGAAGCAATACTAGATACATTCTGTACTGTATCTGAAAAGGATTCTGCAGGTCTATTTTCTAGATAGTCCAACATAAAAGGATCTACAGGGAATGAAAGTAGCTCAGCACAAGCTTCCTGATAAGCAAAGATAGGCGCTACGGAAAGAAGACGAGGAGAGGTAACGTTCAGATTCTTCTTACCTCTAGAACCTTTGGGCACTACTGCTACTACTTTTATATTACTTATTATGCCTAGGTTTAGAAGTAACAGCTGTGCATCCTTAGCTAAACGCATATAGCGACAGAGAACTTGAGGACCTTTCATAGCACTAACACGTTGTAACATTAAGCCAGCAATAAAGCCCGCTTGTGTGCTAACATCGCATCCCCAAATTTCAGATCCAATACGATCAGGAAATATTATCTGCCTGAACAGTTCTACTACTTTAGAATCGTCCACAGATATACGCGTCATCAAACCTCTATCTGTTCGTGCCATTTGACATTGAGGAACTACTTCAAAAGCAGATATGAGAGATTCCATGACCAAAGTTGACACGTGAGCATCGCCTACATTCACGTAAAAATGTAATCGATTACCTGCAAATTCTGCACCCTGAGTAGCCATACCTGCAAGAAATCCAGCAGCCCAAGGATCTTTATTGCTCAAGTTACCTGAACCGAAAATACTTTTAGATAAAAGACATAGACGATGACCTGGACGAAGTCTGTCCAAACTCAACCAGCCACTATCTGTATACACTTTATGATCGGGAGTAGCTGCTAATCGATAGCCATAACGAGTAACTAACTCTACTAAAGGTTTTTCTCCTACGTCAAAAACTTCACTTACAGGAAAAAGTGATCCATGATGATCAGGATCTAACCTATGATCTACCCATACCTGATCTAGTTCTGTCACTTCTTCTATGGGCACCATTCCTCTACCAGTAGCTATCAAGGTGCCTTCGGCTATACAAGGATTAACTGCCGATAATTTTCCCAGGTGAGGAGTAGGATTGTATCTATTGGCATTATCTAGATAAATAACTCCAGGCTCTCCATTAGACCATGCATGTTTGGCAATATGTAATAATAACTCCTGAGCATCTATTTTAGTGACAGTTTTATTATCAAAAGTTAAAGGCCATTCTTTGCCTGTCCTGTATGCCTCTAATAATGCGTCGTGAAGACCTACGCTAAGGTTAAAGGTAGTAAGCTTCTCCTCCGCCCCTTCTCCATGCTTAGCTTCTATAAACTTGAAGATATCCGGATGCCAGTCCTCCAATATACCCATCTGGGCACCACGTCTACTTCCTTGGTTAATTTTACTAGCTGCAGCATGAAATACCTCCATGAAAGAAACAGGGCCACTAGCTACCCTATCAAAATTACTAGCAGGTGTTCCTTCTGGCCGTATCATAGAAAAGTTATAACCAACACCTCCACCAGCTGCCAATGTCTTAGCTGATCGAAATACTGCCTGAAATATCTCAGTAAGAGAGTCTTGTACGCCTACAACAAAGCAATTGAGCAAGGTAAGATTAACCTTGGTAAATTCATCGTTAGGGTGAATCCCTGCAGCTACTAAAGTACGGCCTCCAAAGAGCGCTTTCTGTCCTTCTAAAAGGTCATACACTTTACCAGTAATCAGTTCTCTTTTTTCATCAGTCTCCTCTACTTCTCCTATACCTTGAGATACTCTAGTATAGAATTCTGGTAACGTTTCTATCACATTACCAGCAATATCTTTACGTAGATATTTTTGTTCAAGCACACGTAAACTGTAATCTTTCATAGTTAATCCTCTACAAACAAATCGTCTAGTAATTGCTCGGACACCCTATCAAGAAAAGGGTCCAACAAAATCATGACCGTAGGTGTGGGTCCTCTAAGAACAGAGGAAGTAAACTTTGCATACATAACATCGTCAAGTTCGGGAACATGTTCCAAGATCCAGTTAAAAACGGATTGTTCCATTACTAAAAAATCAGGAAAATAATTAGAAGTAAAAATCAACCAGGGTATCTTATCCGCTGCCTCCGCTTCTAACCTAGCCTCCTGCCACCAACCCGCCATCCTAGGTTTCTTACACTTAGGAGAAAATAATTCCATAATACTCCACCACTTCTTAGTTAGGCCATTCTCATCTGGTCCACTTTCAATACTATGGTCCTTGGCCTCAATAAGGAAAGGAAATCGCTCATCCCTCAACAAATCTCCAGGGGCTTTATCCCAAGCACCAGATCCTCTTGTAGAAGAAAAGGTCCTACCAGATCCATCCCAAGTAGTAAATTTCTTGGCCAATCGTCTCTCAAACCTATGACCTTTTTTTCTTACATCTATACCTTTGCGCTTTTGGGTAGGTTTATCAGTAGGACCTTTTTTCATAATCTATCTCCTATTCTTTATCTTATGGGAGGAGGAATGGGAGTACTATGTCTTTTTCTCAAAGGAGTCACTTGTACGCCTCTCTCATCATTATCAACTACTAAACGTAAATTGATAACAACTGCACTATCGTGATCCAAAAGAATATCATCAGCATAAGTAAACGTCTGATGACTACATCCTGTAAGTACTGTACCCCCTGCAGAAACGTTGTCAAGCGGAGAGGTGCTTGTTACTTCCTGTGTAGTAACTGCTTTCTCACAATTGTTAAACGAGGGGGAGGTATCTGCGTAGTATTCCCACCTAACATCATCGCATAGACGCGAAGAAGATTCTCTGTAGACCTTCTGAACAGTAACCATAGGTGTTAGGTATTCGGGAGTAAACGTCACACTTATCAAGCCTAGCTTCTCTTTAGAAATTCTGTCCAACTCTCCCTTTATTCCTAAAGAACTTTCCCTCTTCAAAAACATAAAGAGTTGGGCAGTATCGGCAGGTCTTTCTATGTGGATAGAGCTATTTGCAGGAATGCGCCAAGTACCTACACACTCCCCGTCGATAGTAACTTGCGCATCACATCGAGTATCATGAGTGTTGCGAAGACTGATACTGTATCTGTCCTGATCACCTATTTTGACATAACCAGATCCATTACTAACTTCACGACCACCAACGATGCGTACTGAGTACCCATGTGAAAACATAATACATTCTCCTTAGGTTTGTGTTTGCCGTTAAGGATTGATTGGTGGGCCAGAAAGGATTCGAACCTTCGGCCAGCTGCTTAGAAGGCAGCTGCTCTATCCACTGAGCTACTGGCCCATATATAATCAGAAAATAAGAAACAAGGCATTACTCAGGTCTCGTAAAGCATTGATAGGATCTGTACACAACTTATATAGTGACAAAATAAGAACTAGAACTACTACTATTATGTATAACGAGCGTTTGAAGTTATGCTCAATATTCATATGTTACACTCCTCTCCTCGTTCCCCAAATATCCAAGTGAAGCCGAGAAGAAAATATCCAATCTCTTTCTTTACATATCTCAACCAACCAGGATGCCTTCTCTCTGCACTCTTCCGAAGTTCTCCCCTGAGGCATCAATACAACAAAAATGTTAGGACGCAACCCCCAAAACAGGCTCTGTAGAAAAGCGTCTACATCTACAAGATCTTCTGGTTGGTCTATCACAAACTTCAATTGAATTAGTCCATCAAGAGAGGTTTGATTCCTTATGTACTTACTGGTTGCTTCTGATGTCTTAGCCATATTGCAAATATGCTTCGCGTAGTGCTTACTTCCAGGCTCAGGTATAGAATTGGCTAACTTAGGTGATATAGAAAGTAAGTCAACTCCAATCAACGCAGGTAAATAGATACTTCCATTAGTCTCTACTGTCACTTTTTTACCTGCACGCATTAAACAACTACATAGCTCAGGAAGGGACTCTCTCCATATAGTAGGCTCTCCTCCTGAGATAACTACATGCCTCCCTCTGTACTTAAGGGCTTCTGTTACTAGATCATATACAAGCAGTCTAGATGCCTTTTCAGGTTGCAAAGAAGTAAAAGGAGTGTCGCAAAAATGACAACCTAGGTTACAAAAGTTAGTACGAATAAAGAAAGAAGGTCGTCCTGTAAAAATGCCTTCGCCCTGTATAGTGTAAAACATTTCGGAAACAGCTATTGTGTGTTTCATAACAGACAACCTTCTTTCTCTCAATAATTATAGCATAATATCCACGAAATCTAAAGGATATTAGAATAAGGGACCATACCTCTAATCACCAATCTATACTGATAGCATAAGGTATAGGATCTTCTACACCATTGTCTCTAAAAGATTGAATACGTTCGGCGCAGGCATCACACTTACCACAAGCTAACGTAGTACCTTCGTAACAGGTATGTGTTAAATGATAAGGAACATCATGAGCTAACCCCCACTCAACTATTTGCGCCTTGCTCCACGTGTTAAAAGGAGCGTGCAATATAGGAGAACGATGCTCCTCAGTAGCTCCTAGATACAAAGCTTTGGACATACCTGATACATATTCAGGACGACAATCTCGATAGGCAGGTATATCTTCTTTCACCATACCATATACAATATTAGCAGCCCCTACAGTTTCAGCATAGCCAGCAGCAATAGCTATTAGGATAGTGTTACGAAAAGGTACTACCGTGCTAACTTGTTTATTGTCTGATTGATCAGGAATGACTACTTTAGGATTAAGCAAAGGTGCAGTAGTTACATCTCCCCAAATTTCTCCTATATGGAAAATTTTACGTGACTGAATAACCTCTGGATAAAGTTCTGCGTAGTGGGCTAGAACTAATGCTCCTGCTGCTAGTTCTCTTACATGTTTCTGTCTATAATCAAAAGATATTGGAAATACTTTATCTACCGAAGGACTGCTTAACCACCAACCTAATAGAGTAGAAGAATCAGCTCCCCCACTAAGACATATCACTGCAGACCTATCAACATCGTGATCGAACTCAGTCATAACTTACCTCCCGGAAGAACCGTGGCCTTTATCTCCCCTAGCTCCTTCAGGAATTAGAGTATGTACATCAGATACTTCATTTAGTTGAATCGCAGGTATAGGTCTAAAAGCCACCTGAGCAATACGATCGCCTACATGTATGCAAAAGTCAAAGTCGGAGTGATTGTAGATGCCTACCGACCACCTACCTGTAAAATGAGCATCAATGGTACCTGGATGAATTTGAATACCTTTCTTAAAACCTAGACCAGAACGGGATCTTAGAGTAGCTTCCCAACCAGGAGGAATGGCGGTTCTAAATCCACAATCTACAACATAAGGACCTGCCTCAGGAAGCTTATCATACAAAGATTCAAGCGACTTACCTCCAGGAACAAGCTGTTGCTTTGCTTCGATATAGTCAAGTAGTGACTTTAATGAGCCCCGTACAGAACTAGAAGGAACAACTATCTCAGTACATGAATGAATATCAAAGCAGGCATCTGCTTCGTTGGCTCTTATAGGTAGTCGAGCATTAGCATCTTCAAGAAAGATAGGAATAATCACCTGATGATAAATTTGTAGGTGACTACAACGAGGTGTCCTTTCTCTCTCTTCTTCCAGTAAAATAGGGTTTTCAGGTAATTCAGCAATCAATTTATCGGTCGACATCTACTCCTCCTAAAATCATAGGGTCAGTATCTCCGGCTAAAAATTTGAGATAGAAAGCATTAGTACGTATCAATTTGATAGTGTAGTCATCCACTATACATTCAAAGTCCAAAGAATCGGTAGAGGCCTTTACTAAATTAGATCGAGGGTCAAATAAAACTCCGTGTTTTGCTGTCTGCATAAATAAAAAAGTAGAATCACAAGAGCGCACCCAGGAGTGACAGGACAACGTCCTTAACTCATCCAAAGTGTTTAACCCTAAACAATGATACTCTATACCACTACACAGGTTACTGTGTATAAACTTTAATGCCTTATACCGATTTATTGCCCAATGTGAAGCATGTATAGGCCCTCCAAAGCAAAGACGATAGGGAATGCCTATAACATCTACATCCATTTGAGTCAGTGCTTTGTAGCTGTCTATCCACTCACTAAAAGTTTTGCCATGAGCTACACCCATCAATTTAATCCCACGGCATTGATCGCGAAATTCTGGAATGAACTCTTCCAACGCCCGCAGCGTCCGATCAGCCTCATCTCTATAATCAGGACCGATCAATTCGGAAGGACGTAGGTCGACAGCCAGTTTGATTAGTTGTTCTGCATCTATAGGCTCGCCTGTCTCTACTACTCCATTATCTACCATAGTATAAGCACCAGAGTCCTTACACAAATTATAGTAGTCCCGATATACAGGATGGTCGAACAAGTGGCCTAAGAAAAACTGAATGCTACCTAAGACTGATACTTCTTTCAAATAGTGTATAGGTGCAATAAACGATAATTTCATAGTGTTTCACCTCTATGATTATTATCACATTTTTAACTAAAAAATGCAAGTGGTTAAGAAAATAAACCAACACTAGGCAACTACCGTAGTCCTCCAGGTAACCCTTTGCACCTAACAGCCACTACATCAAATGGATGTATAGTTTCCTCGTTACGTACAACTATAACATAATCTATAATATCTGTTCTAGGTTCCAACTGCTGAGCAATGGTCCTATTGATGTCTTCTACAAAATTAGTATTTTTCCATGCAGTAAGAGCCATAGCTTGCTCATCAGGACGTTTGACTATGAAATGAGGAGAAGGTGCGGCCTCTTCAATCACGGAAATTAGATCTTCAACCCAAATCAAAGGGTCGTCAAATTCTGCAGTCACGCTCACATAAGATCTTTGCATATGTGGTGCACCATGTTCTCCCAAATCATCCCAAGCGGCTATAGATAATTCCTTAGAGCAAGGGCATACCGCTATTACCTGGTGTGTTACAGTAATAAACTTACGAACAGGATCGGAACCTTTCACGGAGGATTCTAATACTACATCCGCAAAAACAGGGCCATTGAATCCTGATACAGGAGAGATATTGTCTAGTTCATAGGGAAATCGCAACTTAATATAGGCATCCTCCGCCCCCTGTGAATCTCTTAATCTACAAGGTACTTGGTTCAGAAAGTCAGAAGCTACTGAATGCTCTCGCAGAGTATCCAGTATTGTCAAAGGAAAGCGGCTCATGTGAGCGCCTCGTTGTGACTCGTTCAAAGAGCAATAGGCTGATACTTTGGCAGTAACTCTTACATCAGAACCTTTTACGGTGTGCACAGCAACAGGCATCAATACATTACACACTCCTACTTTATCCAAAGACACTGTCTCAGCTGCCATACCTCCCTGAACATCAGGTAATGTGTGATTACGCATATGATTATTCTTCCTCTTCTCTTATATCTTCACTTTCATCAACTACTTCTTCGCCTACCATGGGAGCTTTTCCTTGAGCCAATAGTAATGACCTGGCCTCTTCACAAAACAAAGGGTCTTCTCTCATATAGTCCACAATAGCAGATCTACCTTGAAATCTTTCGCCAATCAGATCATAATAAGCACCTGCCCTTTTAGCTATACCTAACGCTATCAAAGTAGTAACTAAACCCTCTTCCTTGTCCCAGCCCCTCTCAAAGCTGATGATAGCTTCTGCTGTTTTGAAAGGAGGAGCTACTTTATTTTTTACAATCTTGAAACTTATCATCTGTCCAGTAGGATTATCTTTAGCACCAATCAATTTACTAGCACTGCTACTAGAGGATGTCCGAATACGAACAGATGAATAAAATTTGAGGGCACGTCCTCCAGGAGTAGTTTCAGGCGAGTTATGCACGTTAACACCATTTACAAAATAATTAGCATGATCCTGAACAGTAATATCAAAGCGCTGCATAGATGGTTTGTCTGTCACTATTTCTTTACTTAGAATCGATCCTACAGGCCTAGACTGTATTTTATCCGAAAGTACCTTCTCATTAAGAAAGAATACATCATCTCCTACTTCAAGATCTTCCGCACGTCTTTCACCTGAAGGGGTAGGTATAATGTGATGGTCAGTACATAAAAAACGTTGTCTGACAGTTCCTGTATTATCACTAACGGTAAACTTAATGAATTGTTCGGCTGTGCCATTACGATGCCAATCAATCACGGGAGCAGAAACTACTTTATTCTCCGAATGATCCCAGCATAGCACATCCACTGGTATTTGATTGTTAACTATAGTACGAATAGGTAAACTACTACCATCGGCCAACATAACTCCAGAGTCACCGTGAAAACATCCATACATGACCCCTATCTTCTCTCTCACCTGATTTGTAAATATAACACACGAAGGTGATTGCCCTATGGTAGCACACAGTTTACGTAAAGAAGAAGACATAAGACGAGCTTGTAAACCTATACCTCCAGAAGCTATGTTAGTTACATCATCTGTAGATTCTGCCATAGGTGAAATAGCAGCAACAGAATCGACTATTATCACATCTACTTCTTCTGAACCGGATAACACCTGCAATAGAGACAAGGCTTCTTCACCAGAGTTAGGCTGTGAAAGTATGAGATTATCTAAATCCACATCTAACTTTCTCGCCCAAGTAGGATCTAAAGCATGCTCAACATCAATAAATGCAGCAACACCTCCCGCGGCTTGTGCTTGTGCACAAATACTAAGGCATGTGCTAGTTTTTCCTCCTCCCTCGGGGCCAAAAATTTCAACTACTCTTCCCCTAGGTACTCCTCCTACTCCCAAGGCAAGATCTAATGAAGGGATACCTGTCTCTATGACATCTACATCCAAGGCAGTCGATGTCAGAAAGGTTACAATTTCATTACTCTTAAATACTCTTCGTACTTGTGCTGCTACTTCTTGTGCCTTACCCATATTGGACATATAGAACATCTCCTAAAGGAAGGGGAAAAGAATTCCCCTTCCTAAATAAACAGCAACTACGAATTACCATTAACTTTCGTAGCCAAAGAAGCTGCACGTACTTGAGCAAGACACTTCTTTGCTCTAGGACAAATAAGACAGATGTCTGATCCTGCCTCAAAAGAGGTACCAAACCCTGCACAGTCATCAAAAGGAAACTGCCCAGGCTCGCCTTCCCAAGATCCGGGTAAGGTTTGCCCGAGTGCTGGTTGAGTTTCTTCTTGAGGTTGGACAGGTGCTGGTTGAGGTTGGACAGGTGCTGGTTGAGGTTGGACAGGTGCTGGTTGAGGTTGGACAGGTGCTGGTTGAGGTTGGACAGGTACAGGTGCTGGTTGAGGTTGGACAGGTGCTGGTTGAGGTTGGACAGGTGCTGGTTGAGGTTGTCTAAACGATATCGGAGTCTCTCCTGCAGACTGCGTAGGCGAAGTAGTCTCAGGTTCATCTGCAAAAAGAGCCTGATGGAACGCAGCAGGATCAGGTTTGTCTTGCTCAGCAAAGAGGTCCAGATTTAGATTGTTCAGGAGCTCCAACTCTTCAGGGGTAAGCGGAGAGGGCTGGATCCTACGCTGACCGGCTTCGGCCACAGAATCAAAATCAATACTGTCTCTAGAAGAACTTTGGTGTGCTCTAGTCTGTGCCCTATCAATAATGATATCACAACCTGTTTCTGGATCAGTAAAATCATACTTCCACACACTAGCTAAGCCTGCCAATTCTCGTAAAAGAGTTTGGGATATCTCTAATACTCTAACGGAGAGATTACCCATAGCATCGGTAGGCTCTGATCGATCAATGCAATACATAATCGCACGAATCTTTGCGGAGGCTTGTTTGGCTCCCTCAGTGTCTCCTGCAGCACCTAACTGCTGCGCCAATAAACAACCAGGACAATCTACTGTCTCCAAACACAAAGGTGCTCGAGTAAAACCGGACCCACTAACAATCCAATTCTGAAGAAAATGTCTCTTAACAATACGGAAACCGCTCTCGTCGTCGGGTGCGCAGAGTATCCGAAACTTGTTTTTGCCGGCCTTAAGGAATGCCTTTAACGTGAACTCGGTAACTACTGCATTGACCGCCTGACCAAAAGTTTCTAAATTCATCACATTTCTCCATTACTTTGAAACTTACCAGGTTGCTTAAAACTACAAGGTAGCCCATTGCTACCTGTACTGGCAGGGGTAGACATACCTCCTGCCATATCCATCTCCCTGCGATAATGAGCCCCTAATTGAACACAAGCATCGTGCTTCATTTGAAAAGCACTCAAGATTTGCTTTAGGAGGCTAACATCTCGCTGGGACAAAAGTATTGCATGGTTGCGCTCTTTATACTCAGGACATAGTGATACGGCAGACTCTATATCCTTTATAGTAGCACGTTTTCCTTGTCCTGAAGCAGCCTCGGCCTGAATGACATATTGCTCGTTGTACCAAATTTCATAATCCAACCTTAACATATTAAGTTCGGCAGAAGCTTGTTCATATACAACACTCCACCAAGAATAACTAGAAGGTAAAGTGGCCATGTGCTCGGTTAGTGTATCTTGGTTTGGAGGCGTTAGTTCTATTCCAATAGAGTCAGCCCCTTCAATGGCAGAGGCCATCATATCAGATAACATTTTACGTCTGGTAGCTTCTAGCTGAGTTAAAGTCATTTCTCCTCCTGGCTACTTCCAATAATCAAGAATTTCTATATCTGCTTTCAAAGGTACGTTGAACCAAGGCATAGGTCTTAATAATTCGGTTTGCATTATATCAAAACATTCCTCTACTTCTTCCTCAGGGCTTTCTACTGTAATAGAGTCATGTACTTGTAGAACTGGTTCAGAACGCATACCTTTTGCCCATAAACTTCTTGCAATACGCAACAGTGCAGAATTAGTAAGATCTGCGGCCAATGACTGTATAGGAAAGTTAATAGCTTGACGCAGTGCTTCCTCTCGTAACATCCTATCACTACTATGAATATTAGCCAACCTGCGCCTTCTACCAGTAGCCGTTACTAGCACTTCACCCGCTTCGGCCTTTGCAAGAATCTCGTTACGCCATGCAGCTGCTACAGGAAATCTCGCAAATAATCTATCTATGAAATCTTGTGCATCTTCTACAGAAAAGCCAAACTCCTCTGCTAGACTAGCAGCTCCTCTACCATACATAATACCAAACACACAATTATGATTTACAAAGAAGGGGCTGCTAAAGGTGTGATCCTCTGTAGTTAGATCGTATACTTGTTGAGTACCTCCGTCCTCTACTCTGACAATCAGTTCATAATGATGATCCCCATGATACAACTTACTTATAAAATCTCGGTCTACCTCAGTTAGTAAAGGGGCGAATGAGTGAAGAGCTGTTAAATCAGTTCTGGATGTAATATTCTTATCCAACAACTGCCTCAGTGCAGAAGCAACACCTTTGGACACGCTAGTAAAATCTAACCTAGCAAAAAAGTTTTGCAGATAGGGAACAAAATCCCATTCCCTCTTGTTATCACATAAAATAGCTTCAGGTAATAGGGGAAGTATGACTAATTCATGAGATTCCATGAGTTTAACATCTCGATCATAAAAGAACAAAGATGTAGTGTTGTCATTATTTTCTACTACTCCAGGATAAATACCCCAATTAGACAACACAGCAACTAATGAGGATATGATGTTTACTTCAGCACAAACAAGGAGTGTGTACCCCCACCCAGGGATTCTATCTAAAGATGCAGATGCTAGTGTAGATATGCATGCCTTAACAGCAATCTCGTCCATCTGTAACAGTGGACAACTCATAATTCTCAAACGTCTGTCTTCTTTTGAACGTACTTGTACTGTAAAACCTAGATATTCTAGTAGATATAGGTCGCACTCGAATGAGGAGCCGTTTGGTTCCTTTACAATATCGGCCTGCACTCCCTGTAAGAAATGGCGCTGTCCTTTAGGAACAAAAACGCGAATGTGCTCCCCTGATTCATCTATCCTACCAAAGCCTAAAATCAAACCTGCTAATCTTGCTTGTTCTACAGATAGTATAGACTGTTTAGGCCACTGTACAAAAGGAGGTCTAAATAACCAATCTCCCTCTTCTAACTCCTCAACCTTTTTCCAATAAACACCTAGTGGAGTAAAAACTTGTACAGCATGATCTGGAGTAGCACAAAAGGAATAACCATTGAGAGTGGTAATCCTCTTTGTGTCTTTATATCCTCCATAGTAAGTATGAGTTACTCTAGTAAGACCTTGATCACCCTGCACATATAAATCTTCGTCTAGTTCAAGAAATTCTCCTTCTTTTTCCGCAAAGGGTAGGGTACCTATAGGTACTATACCTTCTGAAGTGTATATGAGAGTATCAGACGTTACACAAGCTTTAGCTCTTACTCTCATCTCAGATGCTTCTTTGATACTACCTGAAGGCCAGTCGTCACTTTTCTCTAATTCTAATCTGTGCATGAATTCTTCACGTTCGTTTTCCAAACCATAAACAGCTATGGCAATCTCTGCGTGAATATCCTCTTCTACTAAAAGTTTGATAAGCTCTTGGTCTCCACTATAAGCAGCCCACGCTCTTACCTCAGCTTGACCATAATCTGAGTACAAAAACTTATGACCTTTTGCAGGGACAAAGAATGCTCTTATACCTCCCTTACGTGGTGTATTCTGTAAGTTAGGCCCTCTAGAAGAAAAGCGACCGGTAACGGTACCATGCTGTAGATAATCAGTGTGTACCAAATGGTTAGCATCTGCCTTCTTCTTGAGACCTACACAATAAGTACTATCTCTCTTGTGTAGTCGTCGGTACTCTAATAGTAGATCAAACACTGGGTGTTTAGTTCGTTGTTGTAACTTCCTCAAAACCTTTTCATCAGTGGAAGGATTTCCTGCACTACTATAACGAACAGGCTTCAAGTCTAACCAATCAAACAAAAAGGCACTCAACTGTTTAGGAGAGCCTACCTTTATAGGAGGAGATGCCTTAAGCGCCATTTCCCATTTAGTAATACGTTCTTCCCAATGTTTTATGGTCCTATTATACAAGGCTTCTGTGTTAGGGGAAGCATTATTTCTCGCCACTGCATCTTGGTGATGTAGTGCATCTATATCACCTGACGCTACTAACCGTGCCTGATTCTGTTTAATCTGTTCTATACGTTGCTTAGCTTCTTCCATATCAGGTAATATACGTGCCTTATACTGTTGAAACGCTTCTCCTGCTATTTCATTAACTTCATTAACTATACTTTGAATCTGCATGGATAGGTCTTGATGCATTTTATCCAAAGCGTCTATATCTACATGTACTCCCTTGCGCTCCATTCTAGCCAATACATCAATCAACGGTACTATCTGTCTTTGATATATGGAAAGTAAGTCTTGCTCTTCTAACAATCTTATAAACACGTCATACAACTGACGAGTAGCATCAGCATCACTACACGCATAAGGGGCAAGAATTTCAAAAAAAGGTAAAGCTCCGTAGTTCTTATCTTCCACAGGAATCTTGAGTTTCTTAACCTTGGCAAACTCTTCTCTAAGTTCTGCATCATAGTCACCAAAACCTAGATATCTGCGGGCAAGAGACTCTAGATCGTGAGGAGAGTTTTCGTCCAATAAATGATGAGCTAGCATGGTATCGAAGGTTACACCATCTAAATCAATATCCAGAGACCAAAGGGCCTTTATGTCGTATTTGGCATTTTGAAGAACCTTAGGATAACTACTATCCTCCAAGTACTCCTTAACCAATGGATACACTAAAGACCATTCAGAATCAGACCAATAGGGAAAACCTTCTTGTGATATAGGAAAAAACCAAGACTTACCTAACACACTACTACCAGTAATGCACAAAACTTGAAAGTTAGGTATAAAGGTGTCCGTAGAAGTAGTTTCTGTATCTATAGCAGTTATCTGTCCAGATTTGAACTCTTCAATCATCTGACGTACATCTGTCACAGTTCTTGCTACTATATAGTCAGTCTTTGGCGCTGTTTGAGTAGCAGTGTAATTAGAATCAATATATACCTTCAGCATGGTCAGAGCTTGCTCTGTGGCTTCTTGTAGATGAGGTTGTCGTAATACATAGGAGGGATGATAGATAGGTAATACCTTACAACCTAAAGAAGGCAGATCAGTCATTAAACCTTGTTTGCTTGTAATACCTTGAGAACTTATTTTCCCCTTAGCATACAACGCATACAAAGCTACATTACCCATAGGAACAATAACCTTACGAGGATATTTCTTGATGAGCTTCATTAGAAAAAGTTCGCGGCAGGTTAATAGATCTGTTTCTGTTGGCTTCTTTTTGTTATCAGGTCCTCCCCAACATCGAGCAGCATTGGTTACTAAAATGTCTTTAGTATCTAAGCCTGCATTATCTAGCATCTCCCAAAATTTAGCACCCGCAGGACCTAAAAAAGCTCTTCCTTGTTGCTGTTCAACTGCTCCAGGGCTTTCTCCTATAAAAACTATAGGGGCATCTTCCTCACCTACATTATCAATCTCGTTAGTTCTGGCATCAAAGAAGGAACACTGCTGACAACTTTTATGGCCTGAAGACATCTACTCTCCCTCTTTCCTGTACAACTGCTGTGCCCTTTGATGCTTTCTAATTTGTATAGCTCTTTCCTGTTCCTCTGCTTCCTTTTTAGTAGGATGCCTACCCAATAAGCTATTTCCGTCTTTAGTAAAAAGACAATACAGTTGTTCCGATCTAGGACGTGTAGGATCGATATCTTTCTCTTGGCACCTACGAATAATAGCAGTGCGCTGCATATAATCTCTCCTTAGTCTAGTTGAATACGGGTTGGCATCTAATAGCACATGTCAACCCGTATTATATAGGATAGTAACGTTACCTAAGTAGTTGTAGGGTCAGCTTCCTCCTTAACTTCCTCCTTAACTTCCTCCTTAACTTCCTCCTTCGCTACCTTCTTCGCTGCCTTTTCCTCTGCCTTCTGCTTATTTCGCTTTGCAGCATTATCTGGATGATAATAGCTACTTTCAGGTAGTGCACCTTTATTTTTGAGATGCTGAATACGAATGGATACAGTTTGCATTTCCTTATCCATAGCCGTAGCAATTTCTCTTGCAGTGCACCCTTCTTCTAGTAGCCTCAAAAGCTCTGGATCCTTGTAGGACAAGTGCTTGCGGGGATCATCAGTTCGAGATTTTGCAGGTTGTTTTGGTTGTTTCTTCGGCTTTGGAGTTTCCTCAGGTTCTGGAGTTTCCGCAGGTTCTGGAGTTTCCTCAGGTTCTGGAGTTTCCTCAGGTTCTGGAGTTTCCTCAGGTTCTGGAGTTTCCTCAGGTTCTGGAGTTTCCTCAGGTTCTGTAGTTTCCTCAGGTTCTGGAGTTTCTGCTCCTGCCCCACAAGGAATTTCATTCCCTTCAGAATCAATTTCGACAATGAATTCAAATTTCCCAGGAACGGTAACATTATTGCCAGTAGCCGCAGAAATGCAAACTACTTTGTCCCCCTCAAACTCCTTAACGGTTACTACTCGCTGGGTCGATGTCTTGTAGGTTTTTCCTACTTCTGCGTCCTTAGCTTGCATACTCATCATTTGTTCCTTTCACCTTTGATTGTTCAATGAACTCTTCTATTCTTACTGCTAGTTTTTGTACCTTGAGAAACTGAAAAAAAGCATAACAGGCTTGATCTCTCAACTCTTCTATTATCATAGTTGGTAGATCATTTCTCTTATATCCGTAAGGCCCGTACTCTTTGAGACCCAAGGTCAACCCGTCATGCATCAAACGAATGAATTCTGTAAACTCTTCCTCATAAGGAAGAGGCATGGCCTCCAGAGAGTACTCAAATTCCCGCACAAAGCTGAGAGTAGGCGGGACTACTACAATTCCTCCTTTCTCATCTCGACAGAAAATATAATTATCGGTAGGATTACTATCGCACAACACGACTAGCTTTCGTCCATCCTCAGTTATGTAACCCTTTCCTTTTTCTGCCTCTGCTGCCTTTACTACACTTATCTCTGTGCTTTTACTCATATCTTTTCTCTTCGTTTGATATCTTAATTATATCATA